CTATCCGCCGTGTCATGGATCAGTGTTTGAGATCGGCGACGAGGTGTTGGTGTTGTTTGAAGGATTCAACCGGGATACGCCCAAAGTCATCGGATTCCGTCGTGAACCGCGCGCCTGTTCGGGACGGATCAGTTGGGGGCAAATGCGATGAAGTGCCTCGTGAAGTGCCTATAAAATTCACATTCCAGCACACCCGGTGCGCGAGGTGCACGAAACAGGCGGTAAATCGCTGATTTTGTGCGCGAGTGCGCAGCCGGTGCGCGAGGTGTTGGTAGTGTCCAATGACTGTTAATCACTGGGTCCGTGGTTCGAGTCCGCGCCGGGGAGCCAAGCAAAACAACGGGTTGTCGATATTTGCGGCAACCCGTTTTTTGTGCGAAGTGCCCGGCGAAGTGCCTCAAGATTTTTTGCACGGTATTTTCGATTAGGCTACCCTTTCGCTATGCTGACTGAAAATTCCATCCGCCGACTGACCGCCAAGCCGACCGCCTATCGCACCTTCGATCAAGGCGGGGTCAAGGGCCTGAATGTGGTGACTTCGCCGGCAGGGGTGAAATCCTACTTTTTGCAAAGCACCCGCCAAGGTCAGCGGCATTTCTATCGGATTGGTTCCTGGCCGGCCATGCCGCTATCGGCGGCGCGCGAAAAAGCCCGCGAACTGCTCTCCCAGCTAGAGCAAGGAATTGACCCTCGGGCGCGGCCCGCAACGCCCGTGGGCGGGTCACTGGAGTCGCTGCTAGCGGCATGGCTGGATCATCAGCGGGGGCTAGCCCGGCGACGGCTAGCCGATGTCGAGCAGCGATTGCGCCATAATCTGCCTGCTGCGCTCCTCGCTACACCCGCTGCACAGATTCAGCCGGCGGATATTCGCGCGGTGCTGGCGGCGATTCACCAACGAGGGGCGCGGGTCATGGCGAATCGGATTCGCGCCCACCTGCATAGCCTGTTTTCCTATGGACTCAAAGCTGACCACGATCCCCGCCGATTGAGTGACCCGATCCTGTTTGGTCTGACCATCAACCCGGTATCCGCCATCCCCCGTGATGCAGGCGCGGAACAGCCGGGCGAACGGGTGTTGACCTGGGCGGAAGTAAGGGCCGTGTGGAACTCCGAAACGCTGACCTGGCCGGCGCGCCAAGCCGTGCGGCTGCTGTTACTCACCGGCGCGCGGGTCAATGAAATCGTACAAGCCCGTTGGGATGAATGCGATCTGGACGCGGGGATGTGGACACTTCCGGCTGAACGCTCGAAAAATCACCGGGCGCTGTTGACGCCGATCGGCCCGCTGCTAGCAGAAACCCTCGCGGAACTCCCAGCCGTGTTTCCTGGCAGCGCTTGGTTATTTCCGGCCCGCAATAGCGCCAGCGCCTCGCAACCGTGGGGCAATACTGCACTCAGCCATGCGGTACGGAAGGCGGGCTATGACTGGCGCCCGCAAGACTTGCGAAGAACCATGAAGACGCTGGCGGTCGGCGGTGGAATTAGTCGGGATATCCTCGACAAGATTCAGAATCATGCCCTGCAGGATGTCGCCAGCCGCCACTATGATCGGCATGACTACCTGGCGGAAAAACGCCGCGCCCTGGAACAGTGGGAAAACGAACTGCAGGCGCGGCTGTGTGAAGGCGGCAACGTCGTCGCGTTACCTGTCCGGCGGCGGGCTTAATGCCTGGTCAACGCTCACACGACAGCACCGGATGTTCGGCCCAGTAGGTCGGTGTGATCAGGTATTCGCTGAACTGATAGCCCGGCACATTCCAAGACCGTCCGGTGTAAATGGACGTGCGCATCACGTCTGTTTGTCGATGCGGGGCAATCCACCAGGCCAACACGGGTGTATTGATGGGCGGCAGTTGTTGAGTCACGTCGATAAAGTCAAAGGTCAGGTGCATGTCGAGTCTTGCTCCATCCACTGATCCAATTCCCCCACGTCAATCCGGGCCAGCCGCCGGCTTCCGCCGATATAGCGGGGTAAGGGAAAACCCGTATCGAGATACCGGCGCAAGCGGGGCGGAACATGATCAGCGGGAACCGCCCCTGCCAGTTCGGCGGCACGGGCCAGCGCTCGAATCATCGAGACGGATACCGCCAGCCGCTCGGCGGATTGGGCATAGGTTAGGAGCATTGCGGGTATCTCACAATCAGGGCATAGCCGCGCGGCGCGATCACGTAGCCTGTCAATTTGCCCTGCGCATGGAGGTACAAATAGCCCTTTTTCAGCCATTCGGGCGAATCGTTGGGTGCCCGCGTGATATCCAGCCAGCCGGAAGAGAACACCTGCCAAAGGGTGGCGGGAATCATGGTTTTTCTCCCTCTTCAAACAGCCGCTCGTATTCCGCTTTCGTGGTGGCGGCTCTGTTTAGAGGATGATCGTCGCACCATTCGCCGATATCGCGGATTTCCATGTTCATCACTACTGGATCGATGCAGTGATTCGGATAGTGGGCCTTTTCTATCGTCTGTTTTATTACTGAGCTTCCCACTTCGTCAAAATCAACGATCAATAATTCAACTTTGTAAACTTTCATGCCGCTATCCTCATTTCGTCAAACCCGCTTCCGTCGCCTTTCCCACACGTTTTTTGAACCCGCACCGTTGGATCATCGGCCAGTGTCGCGACAATCCAATAGCGGTCACACGTCGCCAGGCGATACCGAGCTACATGCTCAATCAAAAATTTCCTGGCGTCGGCGTGGGCAATGAGCCAATGATACGGCTCATCCGCTTGTCGCAAGCCGCTGGCATTCTCTTTGTGAGCTTTGAGATAGCCGAATTTGATCCAATTCGTGATGGTTTTGGAATCCACGCCCATGACCGTCGCCAATTCCGATGCGTTGTAAATATCCCGGTTTTTCCAGCTTAAACCCAAATGCCGGACGCGGATTTCAATCGCCGCTACGGACCTCAGATAGCCCGCTTTTTTTAGTCGATTCGCCACATAGCGCCCGCCGCCATGCTCGTGATACCGCTCAACGAGCGCATCTTCTTCGGCAGTCCATGGGACTTTGTAGGTTGTCAGGGAGCGAGTTAGCCCTAACAGTCGGGCGCGATATTTCACCCATCCGACCGGGACGCCGTATTGCGCGGAAACCGCCTTGCAAGCGCCTCGTTTGGCGCTGTTGTAAGCGGCGCGGATGGCGTTATCTATCGCTGGCGTGGCGGTCACTTTCGCCCACAGGCGTTTGCGCGGAAGTGCAATTTTTTTGGCGTACATGCAAATTGCGTTCGGCGATCTATTTAACATCTCAGCGAGTTCAATCGAAGTTTTTGATTCCCAGTGCTGTTTCAGCGTAGCAATGTCTTCCGCTGTCCAGAGGCGCGTAGCGAGTCGGGGCCGGGTCGGGTGTAATTCCAGTTGCCCGATCCGGTAGCGAATGGCGGCCAGAGTGCGGTCGGGTAATTCTTTTTCATAGCGCTGAACGCGGGCCACTGCCGGTAAGTCAGCGGCGAATATTTCCTTCAAAATTCGATCTTCGGCGGGCATCCAATTCATGCAGGGGTACTCTCGGTAGTCCAGAGGTATTTGACGATTTCGGGAAAATAATTCTTGCTGACGGGTTCGCGAACGAGGATGGATGTAGGGGTTTTCAACGTGAATCCGCCGTCAATCCATTCCAGTAGCTGGCTCACAGCGCTTGGGGTATGCGTATACCCATCCGGGCGACGGGCGACATACCAGGCGACAGCCTTTTGCCGCGCATAGCCGGTATGCTCCAAGCAAACCCACTCACTGGCGACGCGCAAAAAGCCGCTGAAATAATCGACTTTCAAGGTCGGTATGCCGGACTTGCCGACATAGCGGCTGTACGCGACGCGGGAAATGTCATAGCGAGTGGGATGGGCTAGCGGACTGATACCGGCGATGATCGAAGCCTTGCCAGCGCGCGGGGCTTCTACAGGTTCCGGTTCCGCTTGCGGGAATTCGTGACCGCACAGTGGGCAAGGGTTGGCAAAAATGGAGATTTCCGCTTCGCACTCCGGGCAAACTTTTTTCGGTTCGGCTTTCTTTGGGCCGGGTGCTTTGAGCGTCAACTGATTAATCGGGCCGTGGCGTTGCACGTTCCCGCAAAAGTCGAGTACCAAACACCCGCGCTTGCGGTCGCTTTCAATGCTGATTTTGGCCTCGGTCGGGCGCATTCCACGACCGAGCATCTGGACGTACAGCACCGGGGAAAGCGTCGGGCGGGCGACAATCAGGCAGTCGGTATTGGGACTGTCAAACCCCGTAGTCAGGACACCGACTGAAACGAGCGCGGTCAATCGGCCTGCCCGGAATTCGTGAATGAAATGCTCACGGTCGCGGGCGCTGGTATCCCCCGCCACCACAGCGGCGCTAATCCCACGGGCCTGCAAATTGGCGGCGGTGAACCGGGCCGAATCCACGCCGGAACAGAATACGAGCCAATGCTTCCGGTCATCAGCCAAGGCCAGCGGGATGGCCTCATCGAGAATGGCGTCAATCACCTCGCTCCGCTCCATCAAAGCATTCAGTTGATCGGCTTTGTAATCGCCATTTTCGATTTTGATTCCCTTGAGATTGACGCGGTACTCTGTGGGTTGCGGCCATAATGCGGACAGATAATCTTGATTGATGAGCTTTACGATGTCATGAGAGAGGTCATAGACGATGTCGGTAAACAGCCGATCATCGCCCACAGTGAGACTCTGATAACCGCCAGTCATGGTCTTGGTTCCGGGGACATGGCGGTACGGCGTGGCGGTCAAGCCGATCAAGCGCAGGTACGGATTCATCGCCGTGAGGTCGCGAATGAAGCGCCGATACGTACCGGATTGCGTCAACGGGACGCGGTGCGCTTCATCGATGAACACCAATTCAACAGGTCGGGTTTCGGAAGCGAGCGACTTGGCTTTGTTGTGAACGGACTGAATCCCGCAAAAGAGAATGGATGATTCCGTATCCGCTTGTTTGAGTCCGGCGCTGTAAATCCCCATCGGCGCGTCGGGCCACACGCGCAGCAACTTGTCGGCATTTTGCTGAATCAACTCCTTGACGTGAGTTAGCATCATCACGCGGGCGGTCGGATAAGTGTCGAGTATCCGCTGAATCAGCGCGGCAATAATCAGGCTCTTGCCTGTGCCTGTTGGCGCTACGATCAACGGATGGCCGGGCGCGCCGGATTCAAAGTAAGCGAATACGGCGTTCACTGCGTCGGTTTGATAATCACGAAGCTGCATGGAGAGTCACCCGTTCCGCCAGCGCCATAAACGCGACATCGGCTTGTTCAATCACTGCTCGCAAAGCCTGGCAGCGCCGATCATCGCCCTCCCAAACTGCCGACAGCTTCTTGACGGCGGGCGGCATTCTGGCCCAATCCGATTCATCGAGTTTTCCGGTGATGAGGTCGCTGTATTCCACGGTCATTTCCATCGCCAGCGTTGCCCGCACATCATCCTCCATCGGGATTTCCGCCGACGCTTTCGTGGTTTTTGCGGCCCGGTCCTTATCGCGCATGGATTGGCTGGAGACGCAGCCGATCCCGTTCTTAAATTCAATCGCCGGGTCGGCTTTCATGCGAAACGTAATGACGCCGGTCTTGATATCCGCGCCAATGGCCTCGGCATGATTCGCCAGGAGGTCGGGATGAAAGGCGTGGGACGGACAGCCGGGCTGATCGGGCGCGCTGATTTCCGGGCGGGACATTTCGCACGTCCAAGGCTGTGCATCGTCTAGCCGGGCTGTGCTGTGAGCGCATGTCCGGCAGTTGACTTCCGGGATCGCCGTGCCATGACAGAGCGCCTGGTGGTCACAACATTTGCAAATGAAATAGGCGGGGTCATCGCGCAATTTGAGCGGCGGGCGTTCCGCCGTGATGATGGCCTTGGCGCGGACGATGTAGCGGCTAGCGACTTTCGGTTGGTAGTTGGTACGGCAACTCACGATGTCACGAACGCCGGGTGTAGCAACCGTCAGGTAGTGGCGGGTCAGACTCAGGTAATGCATGTACATCTGGGTCTGGGCAAAGTAGACCTCATCCCACAGTTCCAGCGCCGCTTTTTCCCCTTTTTCCAGTTTCAGCTTTTCAAGTTTGCGGGTCTTGGCTTCATTGCAGACTTTCGCCTCCCAGACATGCGGGGTTTTCGGAGCTTGGAGAATGCCCTGAATAATGCCATCGAGGTTGCCGCGAAAGTGGCCGGACAGCGCTTGGAAACCGATCTGCTGGCCGGGTTGTTCCG